TTTCAATGGTAGTTCTTAATTCAGAACGAATGGAAGAAGCAGTTAACTTATCCATATTATCAAACAAAAGATTATTGACCCCTGTACCAAGAGTTGGTTGAAAGGGTCTCTCTCCTTGTATGGTTAATACTAGATTGCGAACTGAGCGTGCTATTGCAGACTCATTTTTTAGCTGTATGAGATCATTACTAAGTGGATTAGTCTGAAAACTAGCACTTAGGTCTTTAAATCCTCTACTAAGTCTTTGTACTGGCACGCATTTACTATAATCTAGGTTTATTTATTACAGTAAATTTGTATTATGACTTATCATCATAAATTTCATCTTCTTCAGTCTCTTCAGACTCAAATAAGTCATTATGTTTAGACTCAGTTTTCACCTTTGGCACCAACTTATCATTGGTTATTTCTCTTAAAAATTCAGTCATCGTATACTAAACATTCTGGTTCATCAGGATGCATCTCACAGAATAGTTCTAGAACATTAGGATCATGGTGATCACCTGCTTCTATCTCTTCATGATGGTGGTCTACATAGACCTCTAAATCATGCAGTTCCTCCAATGTGTGTCTTCTCATTGGTTCTGATAGTTTAGGGTCAGCAAGGATCTCTTTATCCTTCTGGATGTGGTCTTCTATGCTTTTCATTTTCCCCTCCTTCGTGATACATTACTATTTACTTTATTTTGTCCCTCATTGCTATGATTATCAGGCATATTATCAGAACTATCAAATATGCCCACACTATCATGGATATCATAGTTTATAGAGAAACGAGGTTTTTCGCGGATTTTTCACCTTCCCTGACCTCTGTATCTCTTTCTAGGTTTGTTTCTA